CCCCGGTGGTCCTGTAGACCCTCCTGTGGACTTTGAGAAGGAGCGACAGGAGTACCTCGACAAGATTACCGAGCTTCAAGAAAAGCTGACTAATTTAGAGGGTCTTTCCGAAAGTCTCAAGGCAGAATTGTCTGGAGTTAGTGGGAATCTGTCAGGTGCTAATAACGAAATCAATGGACTGAAAGATTTGCTTGGTGCTGTTGAGGGTCAGAAACTAACCCTTAAGTCTAGAATCGATGAGCTTTTAGGCTTTGTTAGCGGCAAAGACAAGTTGATAGATGAATTGAAAGAAGGGGGCTTGCATTATCTAGATGGAGCTACTGGTGGTAATGGCAATACTGTTGAAAATGTAAGCTTTACCCTTGGCGGCATGAGCTTGGGAATGCTGGCGTTAAAATACGGAGTTCCGTTGTTACTTAACAGAAGGCGAAGAAAAAAGAAAAAGGGTGAAGATAATGAAGATTTAGATAGAGAAGAAGGGTATGATAATAGGGGGCCTTCACATCCTCCAAGCTTGGACAGTGGTACAAAAGAGCACGTTCATCGACATGAGCATATTCATAAGCATAAGCACGAAAATGAATATATAATGTCTCCTAATGAATGCCCTCAACCACAAACAAGCAATGAAATTGACGGTTCGCAGACAGGACAAGCTGGACCCAATTCTGGATTCGCTGGATATGGGATGCCTGTAAACGTGGCAACTCCGTATTATCAACACCCACAACCGGTTCATGGACTACCCCCAGAGTTTATTAACATACCGTTTAGCACTAGAAAAGCGCTAACATCAGAGCAGATTATGACGGTTATTGGCGAACTGACTAATGAGTATAGAGATGACCAAACCATGACAATGGGGCAGCTTGATATACTTATCCGTCAGCGACTAAAAGAAAAATTTAACGTAGAATAAGGAGTTCCTTAAATGTCAGATAATTTAATCATCCCTACCCACGATGCAATTCTCCCTTACATGTTCAAGGGTGTAAAGTGGGCTATCCCCAACGTAGGGGACAACAAAGAAACCATGAACCTCGCCTTAGCTCGCCTGTTTGAAAAGGTTGGCGAACACCTACAGGCATTTTCGGTTCGTACCGACTGTTTTGTTCCCGGCCCTCCGACGCTTGGCGCGGTGAAGCATCATCACAACATGTTTGTCCGTTTGTGCAATCTGATTGACACAAACACCAAGAGAGACAACATGGAAAGACTTGAGGCTCATCACATCAGCCACGAGAGACGGGCTTTCAAGCTTTATCCAATTCGTTACTTCGACGTAAAGAACGACTACTGCCGTAGATGGATTGAGCTATGTCTTCAGGGTCTCAGCAATATTGCCCAGCTAAGTGAAAACACTTGGGGCAACGATTGGTCAGAACCTACGGCTCAGGAAATGAAGAAGCTCTTCCGCGAAGGCTACAGGCTTATGTGCGTAGAGCTATTCAGAGTTCCTGTCGCAACAGCCGAGAAGGTCTTTACCGAGGGAGAAGACGGCTTCTTCTTGACCGCCGAAGACTTCAGTGTTTATGACGTTAGTCATATTCCCACCATTGAATGGATTAAGCATCCAGCCCTTGGTAGTGAATTTACTGAAGACGAACTTCGTCCGATTGCAACCAATAATGTTCCGGTTGCTCCCGGCGTAGAAGACAACGACCCCAATTCACCTAACCGCGTACTCGAAAGAGAGTTGCAGGGTAATGGTGGAGAGGTTATTGAGTAGACAACTTTTTTTGGATGGCCCCGCTTTGGGGCCATCTTTTTATACCTACAGGAAGGATTCTCTTATGAAATTTCTAATCGCTTTAATGGCCGCTGCCGTTTTGTCCCTGCCCGCACATATTTCAGCAGAAAATAAGTCTGTGAAAGAGGTCTCTCGGCTTTTACAAGAGGTCTCTGTGACAGTTAAGAGCGGGGGCGGTGAGGGTTCTGGAGTAATTATTACACGAACTATTCCCCTTACCACGAACCCCACAGGCAAACCGCTAACAGCGAAGGTAAATTTTATCTGGACGGCAGCACATGTAATCGACAATTTAAGGTCTGTTAGAACAGTAATCAAGAATGGTAGAACAACCAAGATTGTTGAATTTAAGGATGCTCAAATCGTTCAGGAGCTAGTCGAAGATGGCCGTCGCGTTGGCGAGGTCAAGATGGAAGCCAAGGTTATTAAATATAGCGACTCTGAAAACGGAGAAGACCTAGCTCTTCTGATGGTTAGGAAGAAGGGCTTTATTGACCAATCTGTAACTTTCTATAATGATACGGGTAAGCCGGTATCTATTGGTACTGAGTTATATCACGTTGGAAGTTTACTCGGACAAACTGGCTCGAATAGCCTGACGAGGGGTATAATATCTCAGATAGGAAGAGTTCTTGACTTGGGTACTGGTGATGGTGTAGTCTTTGACCAAACGACTGTCACAGCATTTCCGGGTTCCAGTGGAGGCGGTGTTTTTCTGTCGGAGAGGTCGGGAAAGAATGCAGGACAGTATGTTGGAATGCTGGTCAGAGGCGCTGGAGAGACTTTCAATCTTATAGTACCCGTCAGACGCATCAGGGAATATGCAAAGAAGGAGGGAATTCTATGGGCGGTTGACGAAATGGCGCCTACCCCTACGTTAAAGGAGGTTCTGTCTTTACCGATAGAAGGAGGGGGGGCCAAGCCAAGTGAAGGAACCAAGCTCACAAAGGATTCTGTGAAGTTTCCAACACTGATAGAATATAATTCTCAAAGAGGTAACAACGATGCTAAACATAAGTAAACTATCTGGTCTATTCTCATCACGCAGATTCTGGGTCGCTATTGGTGGCGTTGTGTTTGTGGTATTCGACGCCCTTGGCACTGGTATTTCACCCGAACAAGTTAATCACGTAGTCCTATTGGGCGGTGCTTGGATTGTCGGGGACAGCCTAAGAGCATCATAGGTTAAGGAATGAAGATTATCTGTACCACCGTGGTTAGGGCTGCTGAACATGGTTCTAGCCACGGTGGGCTTTATGTTGTCGACGTAGAAGAAGAGAGCGTAATTCATCACGCCCCCTACGACGAGCATTTCGTCAATGACAACGAGCGAGGTGGCGAGCGTGGCCTTAGAGGAATATGCGTCCTCGACGATAGAATCATCGTTGCCAGCGCCACTAGCCTCATCGAGCTAGACAAAGAAACTTTCGAAGTAGTCAGAAAGCTTGAAGACCGCGAGGCTTTTCGTTCAATTCACGAAATATGCTTTTTCGCAGGTTCTATTTGGGTCACCTCCACGGCAATAGACTGTGTAGTGCAAGTAGACCTAGACTTTAATATCATTAATATCTATCAAATATTAGGTGAAAGCCAAAGTGATTACAAAATTCTTACGGGCAAACATCTGACAGATGTGTCTAAAGTTCAGGAAAACGACAGTTTCCATATCAATTCAATTTCCTCCTTTTCCGATAGGCTGGTAATTGGTGGATTAATCACACATCTATATGACTTTGACACCATGAATGTCATCGAGTCAATGCCTATAATTCAAAATGCCAAAAGCTTCCAGCATAATTTCTATGAATACGATGATTTTAATCTCGTTAACTTAACGGGTTGGAACAAATTGGGAGTTATCAGAAACTCCATTTGCAAGACTGTTGACATTCCCCGTTCTAAATCAGTTAAATATTATGCTGACAATATAGCTGAAAATAATTGGAACAGGGGATTGGCTAGATTAGAAAACTATATCTTCCTAGGCTCTTCACCGGCTAGAATTCTTATGTTTGATATGATAACAAAAAAGTTTGAAAAAGAGATTGGCCTAGAAGAAGATATGCGTCACTGTATTCACGGACTAGAAATACTGGAGCCATAATGGACAGGGTTATACGGGGAGAAGATTTAAAGGACTGGCAAGAGCCTTTTGAAAGAATATTGCACCATATGTACAAAGGGAAAACTGGTGGTCCCATTAACATACCGGACGAACACAAGAACAAGCTTATAGAAGACGCCTATTTTCTTAAAACCCTATATGACCGCTCTGGAGTGGTGGTGTCAGACTTCAACAGCATAATTGAAATTGACAAATCGAAAGACCCGGCTAGCCATATGGAATTTACCTGCAAGCTGTTGGGATTTAGGGGTAGATATGTCTACAAGAAGTTTGATGACGGAATTATTCAGGAGCTAAAAAGAAAAAATATTGACAGCGCGGATGGCGCAGAGGAAACATATGACCTTTGTATAACCAGAGTTCCTACGAAGATATCGGAAGTTAACATGGAAGACGGAGGCTGGTATTTAGTTATGTCTAAATTGACAAAAAAGTATTCGTTTAGTGTTCGTGCTTATAGATATTTAACGGCTGTGGCTTTTTAAATGGGAAAAACTATCAGAAAAAAAAGTAAGCGAGACAAGAAGCGTCTAAAGAACGAGAGACGGAATAGGGATAAGAAACGAAACTATGAAACCTCGACAAAATAGGCCCTCTTGGCACGATTATTTTATTGGACTTGCTCACTACGTTTCTACAAGAAGCCACGACTCACAAACTCAGGTTGGCTGCGTTATAGTTAATAGCCAACACGCGGTTGTTGGAGTTGGGTATAACGGATTTCCCGGCGGTGTGGATGACAGTTCCCTTCCCACGACTCGACCGGGAAAGTATCCGTTTATGGTTCACGCAGAGGCCAATGCTGTAAGCAACCTGATTGTTAAACAGGTCGATTGGTATTCAGCCTACATCACACATCTGCCATGTGCCACCTGCGCGAAGCTGTTATGGCAAAATGGCATTCATGAGTGGTATGTGCCGAAAGGCTCTAAAGCCCATGGTCAAGCCGAAGAAGACCGTATGGCTTATGAATTTTTATCTAAGAATGGTCTTGAAGTTAACTTTATTGAACCCGACCTGTCGCACCTAAATCAACTGGTGAGTAGTCTGAAAAGTTCTTCGAGTTAGCGAGAAATATAGTGTATATCTATTACTGGATTTTATAGAGTTCTAAGCGACGGCGCACAAAGCTGCCCCCTCCTATAAGAGCTAGAGCGACACCTATCCAGTCAGCCTACGAGCATCGAGCATTATTGTAATCATAATGAACTAAACTATATCGATAGACGTGAGCGTTACCATGCTGTGCTTGATTAGTTTCCAGTGTCGTTCTTAAAAATTACAGGCCTGTAGCCTAACCGCTACGGGCCTTTTTTATAAGGTATTCAGAGAGACAACCATGAAAGAACCACGACAGGGCTTTACGACCAAGGCTAAAATAACACGGGTCATCGACGGAGACACTGTTGATGTTCTAATCGAAAGACGCATGCGAATTAGACTGGAAGATTGTTGGGCGCCAGAAACACGAACTAGGGATAAGGAAGAAAAAGCGAGAGGGCTAAAAGCCAAAAACTTTGCAGAAGACAAGCTGATGAATCAAGAAGTTATTGTTCATATACCCGCCGACCCAGAGGGGGAGATAAAAGATGTGTTCACCTTTGGTC